TTGCTAAACATGATCATTGGAGTCCTTTCGCCCATGCCTCTTTGCAGTTTAGGATCAAAGCACCAATATTTGTTGCACGACAATTAGTTAAACATCAAGTAGGTTTGGTGTGGAATGAAGTGAGTAGACGTTATGTTGATGATGAACCAGAGTTTTACATTCCTACAGAATGGAGACTTAAAGCTAAAGATAAGAAGCAAGGTTCGTCTAATGAAACTATTGAATATGACATTCAAAGTACTATAAAGTTTGTAACACAAACATATAATAATCTTTTGAATGCAGATGTTGCACCAGAGATGGCAAGAATGGTTTTACCACAAAACTTATATACCGAATGGTATTGGTCTGGTACTCTATTTGCTTTCGCAAGAGTATGTAATTTAAGATGTAAACCAGATACACAATGGGAAACACAACAAATTGCACAACAAATTGATGCATTGGCAAGAAAAAAGTTTCCTGTTGCTTGGGGAGCATTGAGGCCTGAATGACTACACACTTAGTTTATGGAAATGGTGAATCAAGACCAAGAGAATTACTAGATGGTAATTTTATCACATGGGGATGTAATGCAATTTATCGTGATTTTATGCTTGACAATTTGGTTGTAATAGACTATCCTATGCAACAAGAGGTTTATGAATCAGACTATCCAATGAAGAATAAATGTTGGTTTGCTGATTGGGAAGTTTTACCTGCTGGATTTTTACCAGATGCAATAATATCAGGTTGGAATGATCCAGTATATGAATCACCAAAAAAAGATAGACACTCTTGTGTAGTACAAGGTAAAACTAAAGAAACTGTTGAGGAAAACTTACAAGAAATGCTTCAACATAGTCCAGACTTAGATGTAGAAGACTTTAAAAGAAAAGCTGGAAAAGACGTTGGATTATATATTACTTGGGTTGAAGAATACAATGATAAAGTAATTAATATTGATTATCCTAAAGGATGGTCAGCTGGAAACACCGCATTATATCTTGCTTGTAAGTATGGTGCAACAGAAATATATATGTTAGGGTTTGATGGAAGTGATTATAACAAACCTATAAATAACGTATATAAGGGTAGTAATAATTATCTACCCGAAAATAGCAGGGGGTTTAACCCTGTTAACTGGAACAACCAGTTTAAAATGATACAAAGGGATTTTCCTAATGTTCAATTTTATAAGGTTGGAACAGATTTAACATACGAAGAACTAAAACAAAAACATACGTTAACATAAGGAGACTTAAATGTCATTAGATACGTTAAAAAGAACTAACTCACTTGATAAACTTCTTGGTGCAGTTCAACAAGAGAATGCACCACTAGAGAAAAAATCATACAAAGATGAACGCCTGTGGAAACCAGAACTAGATAAGTCTGGTAATGGTTATGCAGTGCTTCGTTTTCTTCCTGCAATAGAAGGTGAAGATTTACCTTGGGCAAAGGTTTGGAATCATGCGTTTCAAGGGCCTACTGGTCAATGGTATATTGAAAATTCTCTTACTACTATCGGTAAAGCCGATCCTGTATCAGAGTTAAACTCTACATTTTGGAATACTGGTATTGAATCAGACAAAGAGATCGCTCGTAAACAAAAAAGAAAGTTACAATACTTCTCTAATATCTATGTGGTGTCAGACTCTAAACACCCAGAGAATGAAGGTAAAGTATTCTTGTTTCGTTACGGTAAGAAAATCTTTGACAAACTGATGGCATCAATGCAACCAGAGTTTGAAGATGAAACACCAATTAATCCATTTGATTTTTGGCAAGGTGCTAACTTCAAACTAAAGATTCGTAAGGTTGATGGTTATTGGAATTATGATAAATCAGAGTTTGAAGCTCCATCTGCAATGTTTGATAATGATGGACAGATTGAAGAAGTTTGGAAGAAAGCATATTCTCTTAATGAGTTTAGTGCTCCAACTAATTTCAAGTCCTATGAGGAACTAAAAACTCGACTTGATACTGTTCTCTCTGGAACAACTACTGTAGGTAATGTAATGGAAACACTTACAAAAGACCCAGAACCAGAAATGGCGCCTTGGGTTGATACTAAACCTACTGAAGCATCTGCTCCTGTAGCTAAAGAAGAAGACGATACAATGTCATACTTTGAGAAGTTGGCAAACGAATAGGTCTGGTCATCCTGCTCAGAAGTCAAAGGCCTCCCTGACATCTGACCAAACGACTAATGCCCCCCTTAGCTAGCATCTTTTGGGGGGCATTTTTATAATTATCTATAAAGAGAGTTAATATAATGAAAAAAATAATTAAAAGTGAAACCAAAAACTGGTTTGAAGAAGTTGGAGAAGACGGTGTTCGCCGTATTAGAATAGAAACTTCCACTGAAGTACATTTCTCAAATGAAAAAACAGTAAAACACAATCCAATTGTGTCTAGTAAAGTGGAGTATTTATAAATGAATTTATTGAAAGACTACCAAAGTTTTGTAAATGAAGTAACAAGCGATCAATCAAAAAACTTACCTGATATGATTAATGCATTGGAGATACTAAAAGAACAGGGAGTTGAACCATCAAGGTTACTTACTGCTGGTATCGGTATGGCTGGTGAAGTTGGTGAGTTTAATGAAATAATTAAGAAGTGTCTATTTCAAGGAAAGGCAATGGATGAAGAAAGAATTATTCATCTACGCAAAGAACTTGGAGATGTAATGTGGTATATTGCACAAGCTTGTTTGGCCTTAGACACTAACATAGAAGAAATAATTAATATGAACACAGTGAAGTTAGAGTCTCGCTATCCAGGCGGGTTTGATGCTTTTCGTTCAGAGAATAGAAAAGAGGGTGATATATAGTGAGTGATTTTTTAAAAGATATAATTAAAACAACAGGAAATGAATATGCAGCTCTTGTGAGTGATGGTGTAGAAGCTGGTGATGTAGATTCATTTATTGATTCTGGATCATACATTTTCAATGCTCTTTTGAGTGGTTCTATTTATGGTGGTTTACCAGCAAATAAAATTACAGCCATTGCTGGTGAGTCGGCAACTGGTAAGACATTCTTTGTGATGGGTATGGTCAAAAGTTTCTTAGATCAAAATCCAGATGCTGGTGTTCTTTACTTTGAAAGTGAAAGTGCAATTACACAACAAATGGTAATTGATAGAGGTATTGACCCACAGAGAATGGTTATCATTCCTGTAACAACAGTACAGGAGTTTCGTACTCAAGCTATTAAAATACTTGATTCTTATTTGGATAGAAAAGAAGATGATCGTAAACCTATTCTTTTATGTCTTGATTCCTTGGGTATGCTTTCTACAACTAAAGAAGTAGAAGATACGTCTGATGGTAAAGAGACAAGAGATATGACACGGGCACAAGTTCTTAAAGCTGCATTTCGTGTTTTGACTCTGAAACTTGGTAGGGCAAAAGTTCCTATGGTTGTTACTAATCACACATATGACTCAATGGGTTCTATGTTCCCAACAAAAGAAATGGGTGGTGGTTCTGGATTAAAATATGCAGCATCATCTATTATATTCCTATCTAAAAAGAAAGATAAAGATGGTACAGAAGTTGTTGGTAACATTGTACACTGTAAAAATCATAAGTCACGTTTGACCATTGAAAACAAAATGGTAGACGTTAGATTGTCTTATGAAAAAGGTCTTGATAGATATTATGGTCTATTAGAACTAGCAGTTAAGTATGGTATCTTCAAACAAGTATCTACTCGTATTGAATTGCCTGATGGTAAAACACAGTTTGGTAAAACTATTATTAATAATCCAGAAGAATACTTTACAGAAGAAGTTATGAAACAATTGGATGATGCAGCTGAAAAGGAGTTTAAGTATGGAAACATACGTTCAGAAGTATGATAATATACTACCAGATTCGTTGTGTAATTCTTTAATTAAAAAGTTTGAAAACAATCCAGATCAGTATGAGAAACATCAACAAGGTGAAATGTCTTTTACCCAGATCAATCTACTAAAACATAAAGATTGGTTTAGTGATGCTGAAACTATTGCTAATATTTTATATGGTTGTGTAGAACGATACAAAAAAGATTGTAATATAATTGGTAATATGTGGCCTGATAAATATAGTCTTGAACCTCTAAGAATGAAAAGATATTTACCAGATGGTACTGATCAATTTGGAAATCATGTTGATGTGAATAGTCACGAATCTGCAAGACGATTTCTAGTATTCTTTTTGTACCTAGATGATAATGAAAAGGGAAGTACATCATTTCCACAACACGATATATCATCTGAATGTAAAAAGGGTTCTTGTTTAATATTTCCACCAATGTGGCCTTGGCTTCATGCTGGTGAGAAACCAATAGATAAACCCAAATATATTATAGGAAGTTATTTACACTATGTCTAATGAATTTGTAAAAGTATATCACAATGCTATACCAGATGATTTCTGTGATAAAATGATAAAACAATATGAAGATAATCCACAACAGTACTATCATCAAGACAGAAAAAACAAAGCTCGTGATTTTAAAATGTCTTTCTCACAAATTCATATACAGGAACATGGTATATGGAAAAGTGATGTTGAACGTCTAACGAATATATATAAGACTTATTTAGAAATATATAAAAAAGATTGTGCTATTACAGATAATATGTGGCCAATAAATTGTACATTAGAAAAAATACGAATGAAACGATATTTACCTAATGATAAGGATATGTTTGGTTCTCATGTAGATGTTACAGATTGCGAAACTGCAAGAAGGTTTTTAGTATTCTTCTTGTATCTAGATAATAATGAAGCAGGTCAAACAACTTTTAGTAGAACAGACTTTAGTGCATCTTGTAAGAAAGGTTCTTTACTAATGTTTCCACCAATGTGGCCTTGGCTTCATGCTGGGGAAAAACCAGTTGATAAACCAAAATACATTGTAGGGAGTTATTTACACTATGTCTAAACTTTTAAATTCTAGGGGTGAACCTATTGAGAAAAAAAATAATACACAGTTACCGTCTATGGAACAAATCTTAAAAGACCCCATTACAAAAAAGTTTGTATTCTTAGAGAATAAAGATATTCCAGAACAAACTTGTATTGGACTGACAGAAAAAACAGAATATGCTGGAGTTGTCTATAAGTACGGAAAAGTCACACTTCCAGATGAAAATAAATTAATGCAAGATAATCACTTGAACTTAAAGTTTGATTATGATATACTAGACACTAATGGAATATCTAAAGAGATTCTAGAAGGAAAAGAGTTTCATAAATTAATCGGTGACATTCTTTATCATGTCATTATAGCACAATCAGAGGATGGAAATATTGAATCAAACGATAGAACGGACAACGCTTAGCAATCTAGTAGCTAACGAAGATTATTGCAGAAAGGTTTTACCTTTTATTAAGTCTGCATATTTTGATATAAAAGAAGAAAGAATAATTTTTGAAGAAATACATAATTTTGTAGATAAGTATAAAAAGATTCCTACAAAAATATCTTTAGAGATTGAAGTTGAACAAAGAAAAGATTTAACTGAAACTGAACATTCTAAGATTGTAGAAATTATAAAAACATTAGACAGTACAAATGTTGACATAGATTGGTTGTTAGACACAACTGAAAAGTTTTGCAAAGATAGGGCAATATACAATGCAATTGTGGATGGTATATCTATTATTGATGGGAAAGATAAAAACAGAACTCCAGATTCTATTCCAAGTATTCTCACAGATGCATTGGCAGTTAGTTTTGATAATGCTGTGGGTCACGATTACTTGTTGGATTCAGATTCAAGGTTTGATTTTTACCACAGAGTAGAAGAACGTGTTCCTTTTGATTTGGAGTTTTTCAACAAGATTACAAAGGGTGGTCTTCCAACTAAAACTTTGAACATTGCACTTGCTGGTACAGGTGTAGGTAAAAGTTTGTTTATGTGTCACATGGCTGCTAGTTCTCTATCTCAAGGTAAGAACGTATTGTATATCACTTTAGAGATGGCTGAGGAACGCATTGCAGAACGCATTGATGCAAACTTGATGAATGTTTCTATGGAAGATTTGCATGATTTACCAAAGAAGATGTTTGATGATAAGATTGCAAAAATTATCAAAAAGACTTCTGGTAAACTTATAGTCAAAGAATATCCCACAGCATCAGCACACTCCTCACACTTCAGAGGACTAATTAAAGAACTAGCTATTAAGAAGTCATTTAAACCAGATATCATTTTTATTGACTATCTAAATATATGTGCATCTAGTAGATTTAAAGGAGCACAAAATGTCAACTCATACAGTTACATCAAAAGTGTTGCAGAAGAGTTGCGAGGCCTTGCCGTTGAATGTAATGTTCCAATTATGTCAGCTACACAAACAACAAGAGGTGGATTCACCTCAACGGATATCGGCCTTGAGGACACATCTGAATCGTTTGGCCTCCCAGCGACTGCAGATTTTATGTTTGCCCTTATTAGTAATGAAGAGCTTGAAGGACTTAACCAGATTGTAGTCAAACAGTTGAAGAATAGATATAATGACCCAACAATGAATAAGAGGTTTGTTTTGGGTATTGATCGTTCTAAAATGAGATTGTTTGATGCAGAAGTAAATGCACAAGAAGATATTGTAGACAGTGGACAAGATGAACCTGTTTTTGATAAAACTAACTTTGGAAACAAGACTGATAAATTTTCAGCAATTAAGGATTTTAAAATATGAAAAAACTTTGGATACTATTCGTATTAGCACAATGTATAATTTTTACTTCAGTATATGTAAGTTATGCACAAGAAACAATTCAAGTTGAAATGTTAAATAAATTTGAAAAACAAAAGATGGTATTCAATCCCACCATAGTAGAAGTATCTATGGGTGATACTGTAAATTGGATTGCAAAGAGTAAAGGTCACAATGTACAGTTTGTCGCTTCTCCACAAGATATTAAATTTAAAAGTAAAGTAAGTAGAGATACAGAATATACTTTTAGTGAAAGTGGTTTTTATCTTTATGTATGTACACCACACAAGGGTATGGGTATGTTTGGTGTTGTGATTGTTAAAGATGCAGAAGGACTTTATAACCTTGATAATTTTGAACAAATAATACTAGCTATGGAAACTGGTTCTAAAAAGACTAAAAAAAGATTAGCTGTAATACAAGACGAATTATACAAGTTAATGGAATAAAGGTATTGACATTCATCAATTTCTCTGTTATATAAATAGTATAAAATATTTGTACCAATGGAGAAATTGAATGTCTTTGCAAAGATATGTGCGTCAGATTAGACCTATCCAAGAAAATAGAATAGAACCCATAGTAAAAGTTCAAAAGCTTTTAGAGGGTTCTACTGAAGCTGCAAAAGAAATGGAATATGTTCTTGTTCATGCAGCTGGTGGTAAACAAGAATCTGAATACAAAAATTTAACTCCATATGCAATTAAAAATGGTTTTGAAACACCATTAGATTTGGGTAGAAAAATTACCGATACTATAGGTTTAACTGGTAAAGGTGGTTATATGTCTGGATCTGGCAAAATCACTAGTAAAAAGTGGTCTGATGGAACACCACAATGGACAGGTGGTAATGTAACTCCAAAAACAGATATAGTTCTTGGAAACTTAAAAGTATCTCTTAAAAAAGGTAGTTCACAGTTAATGTCTGGTGGGCCTAACGAATCACTTTCTACGTTTAGAGCAGCAGTAGAAAATACAAAATCTTTTGATCTTGACGGACTTGCTAAAGAAGTTGAAGATGGTATAAAGA